ACAGAACAACAAAATACTCAACCAAATGTTACTAGCATAGGTAATGAAAACTTAAACTTAAATGCTTATACTAGACCTACATTAGGCGGTAATGTTAATGCTTATCAAGAAACTCCTGTTGGTTTATTAAGTGGAACTATTGGTAAAGAAGGCACAAACCCAATATATAAAGACGTTGCTTTAACAAACCAAAACTTTAGAGGTGGCATATTAAGTCAAGCAAATGATACTGCACCATATGCACAATACACAAACCCAAATATGATGGTAAGAGCTATGGGTGGTAACAACCCAAATGTACAAGGTAACTACATGACTGATTTAATGGGTGGTAGAGCTAGTGTAGGTGGTCAATATGACGCATCTGGACTATCTGCAATGGCAGACTATCAAAAGAAATTACAAGATGATGTATTGTTAAAATTATACGGACAAATTAATCCTTATGATAATAGAATAGGGTTTGAAATAGGAAAACAATTTAAGTAATAATTTTAAGGAGTTGTAATGAATATGGAAAAAATAACTAATATGTTGTTTCCAGTAATAGTATCTGCTATTGCTTGGTTACTTACATCAATGACTGCTATTCAGGCAGACTTAATTAACATCAAATCTAAAATGCCTATTCTTATTACAGAACAAGGTGTCATTATAGACAGCCCTCAAAGTGCTGAAGCTAGAGGCAAGCTAAAAGACGAATTAAAATCCGAAATAGCTGAATTACATATTAGAGTAAGACTTTTAGAAGAACATGAAAAAACAAGAGGGTATAAATAATGCTATCTATATTATCTGGAATACTAGGTTTTGCTACAAGCGGACTTCCAAGTTTATTAGGATTTTTTCAACAAAAAGGCGACCAAAAACATGAACGAGAAATGGCTAAACTTCAAACAGAACGTGAACTTGAACTTGCAAAAGCTGGCTTCGTATCTCAAGAAAAAATTGAAGCAATTAAACTTGACCAAATAGAAGTACAAACATACGCACAAGAACGTGAAGCATTGTATGACCATGACAAGAAACTTGTAGATGGTGCAAGCAAAACAGTTAAGAACTGGAACGCAATGGTAAGACCTGTAGTAGCTTTTATCTTTGTAGGTGAGTTAGTTCTTATTAACCTTATCTCATTATTTTGGGCTATGTGGTCAGGTGTAGACTTTGTAGTAGCATCTCAAGAAGTATTTGGTTCTGAAGAAATGGCTATTACTGCTTCTATTATTGGCTTTTACTTTGGCTCAAGAACTTGGGAAAAGAAACGTGAAGGTATCTAATGCTGGTATACAACTTATTAAACATCACGAGGGTGTTAGGTACAAGCCTTATACTTGCCCTGCTGGTCTGTGGACTGTGGGTGTTGGTCATCTTATCGGTAATGGTAAATCTTTGCCTAGAGAGTGGAACAAAACTTTTACACAGGCTGAAGTAGATGGACTTCTTAAACACGACCTCAATCGCTTCGAGTTGGGAATATCTAAGATGTTACCTAACGTGCCTCTTAGACAACACGAATTTGACGCTATCCTATCTTTCTGCTTTAATCTTGGTCTTGGTTGCTTTCAACGAAGCACCATCCGTCAAGCGTTGTTACGTGGCGATAAAGAACAAGCTATGGAGTCGTTAGTTAAATATTGTAGAGCTGGTGGCAAGATATTAAAAGGTTTACAAAACAGAAGATTAGATGAACGCAAATTGTTTTTGGGTATATAATCAAGTATCTCAATACTAGAGAACTTTATGAAATATAAATCAGTTTTAGTTATATCTGACTTACATATTCCTTATCACCATCCTGACGCCTTTGCATTTCTAAAAGCATTAAAGACTAAATACAAGTTTGACCACATAGTCAACATAGGTGATGAGCTAGACCAACACGCTATCTCTATGCACGAACATAACCCAGACTTATACTCTGCTGGACATGAGCTAGAAGAGTCTAAAAAACACGTAAAAGAATTAGAAAAGATATTTCCTAAGATGGTATTAGTTCACTCTAACCATAGCTCTTTAGTTTATCGTAGGGCATTAAAGTATGGCATGCCTAAAGCCTACCTAAAGCATTACAATGAGTTCTTAGGCGTTGGAAAGGGTTGGGAATGGGTAGATGACCACACCATAACCCTAAGCGATAACTCTAGGTGTTTCTTTACTCATGGTATGTCTGCTGACGTTTTAAAGGTAGCCCAGCAGTATGGAATGAGTACGGTGCAAGGTCACTATCACACTAAATTTAGTATTGGTTATTACAGTAACCCAGATGCTCTTATTTGGGGTATGCAGGTCGGTTGTTTAATACATCAAAAGTCTATGGCATTTGATTATGCTAAAAACTTTAAGAGTCGTTTTATTGTAGGTTGTGGAGTTATTATTAACGGTCAACCAAAGCTAATGCCTATGGTATTAAAAGAGAATGGGCGTTGGAATGGCTATGTTTCTTAGGACAATTATGCAACGGTCAGAAGTAGAAATTATATGTAATCACATGCTAGGCAGAGTGATTGTATCTTGTGAAGCATTGCATGGCGATAGCACTATAGTCATCACATTAGATGACGACAGCATGGTGGAAATTAGTGGTGAAGAACTAGCTATCTATGGTGAATTAACACCTATGGATGACTAGACGCAAATAATCACACCACCACTTACCTGGCAGACTGTTACAGAACCATCAGGTGCTAGTATAGTAGTAGTTTGACCTAAAGCCTTTTCTGTTCCCCAAATAGCTAATGCAGCTAATACCACAATAAACGCCCAATATATTTTATTATTCATCATCAAACCTCTGTAGTTGAGCTTCTAGTTCTGGTGGAATTTCTGCTGCTTCATCACGCATAACTTCTATTAGCTTATTCTTATACCATTCTGATTTATCTAAGTCTTGTGCAAAAGCACCTTTAAAAGGATAACGTAAGTCATACTTCATCTTACAACCCTTTAAATATCCAACAAACTCTTCCTTAGTCAAACGACTTTCAATCACATCTATTGTTTCAATACCGCCTTGTAAATAGTGCGGTGGTCTATTCACTAAATCAACCATTCTTATCCCCTTAAATAAAATAAATCAATTAACTGATAACAACCATAAAAAAACCAACCCATACCACCAATAATTAAACCCCAAACAATCCAATCAATTACTTTTTCTGCTAAGTCCATTTCGTTCTCCGTAAGGTAAAGGTTTTGGTAAATGCACTAGACCTTCTTGTTCTAAGTATTTTAGCCTATAAAAGTTAGTAATACAATCTTTAGCTATTTGTTTTCTATTAGACTGTGGATTGTGATTTACATATTGCATAATTTTTAATGCTTGTTCTTTATCGTAAGTAACCGAATACATTTTTCTTTTAGTCATGTTTGACTCCATGCAGTTGTTCTATAATTCTAACAAATTGTATCATTCTTTCTAAAGTCATTGGCTCATATTTTGTTGGAAATGCTTTACTATAAGCCTTCATAATTTCTTCTTGTGTAAGTGGTTTAGAGTCCATTGTTAGCTTCTACTAATCGTTTACTATCGTACTTAGATAATCCTTTATATTCCTCTACAGCCTCACCAGGAACTAATGGTGTTATCTTAATATGATGCGTTGTATTCTTTAAATCGTTTAAATATGAGAGTTGGTTAGGGTGAAATGACCATAAGTAAGACTTCTTTAGGTCACCAGACTTAACATCAAACTCTTCATAAAGCCAGGCTACAGGTTGTTTTTTCATTAATAAAATACCATCCTTTTTATGTGAATTACTTTCTTTTTACCGAACCATACTTTTTTTGGCGGTATTGAGTCATCATGGAAATATAAAGCATTTGCAACTGGATTTGCATATTTATTGTGAACAATCGTATCAATAACCAAAAGTTTAGTTTCCAAATACGCCCTAGTATTAACTTCTGGATGACTTTCATCCGTAACCCCAATAAACTGACCATGAGCATAAACAACAGAGCATACAGAGCGACCCCAACGACCAGAATGTAACCTATTACGTATGACATTTATGACACCTACCTTTTCTTCTAGTGTTCTTGTATTAACTTCATGGTACACAGCAGTAGCATAACACGCTATATCTAATTCTAAGTTATGTATATCCATTATAGTCCTTTCATGCTTTTCTTGTGTCTAGTAAATCCACATAAGCGTATAATTCTACTATCTTAGAGAAAGGAGAACTACCATGTGGACAACACCATCAGCAACTGAAATGCGTTTTGGCTTTGAAGTAACTATGTACGTAATGAATAAATAGTATATACTGATTGAGGGTGATAGCGTTCCTCAGAAAATCGGTATCGCCAATAATTAGGGGGAGATAAAACTCCCCTTT